ATGAAACTCAACAAATCTACTGTTGATGCTATTCCATTAACTGAAAAAGGTCAAAAAATATATAGAGATGCAGAACTGATCGGTTTTGCTGTTCGGGTAACTAATAAAAGTAAAACCTATATTGTTGAAAGGAGGCATGAAGGTGAACTCTATCGAGTGACAATTGGCAAAACTACCGATATTCCTGCAACAAATGCTCGAGCAAAAGCTCAGATGATTCTGGCGAAAATTTCAAACAATGAATATGAAAAGCCTATCAAATTAAAGAAGGTTGCTAATCCTTTAGATATTACCGTGAATGAAGCTCTTCAAATTTATATTGATAGAAATGACTTTAGACCAAAAACAATTAGGCAGTACCGTAAGTATTTTGATTTATATTTGGGGTGGGGCAACAAAAAGCTTTTCCAGATATCTAAGCAAGAAGTACTGGATCGATTTATTGAGGTATCAGAAGTAAGTGAGTCGTCAGCAAATGGTGCTGTATCTCTTTTAGGTACCTTATGGAAGTATATTCATGTTCTTTATTCAACAGATGAGAACCCGATTCTTAAAAGTAATCCAGTTGACATTATTTCCGTAACAAGAGGTTGGAATAAAATAGAAAGTAGGGATAGACATCTCCATAAAGACATCATTCACAAATATTACAATGCAGTGCTTCATTATGAAGATGAGTTAAATCTGGAAAATACTGCTAGGTCTAACACGCATCGGGATATTGTATTGATGTGCATGTATACGGGATGCCGTAAACAGGAGGCATGTTGTTTAAAGTGGTCTGATGTAGATATTAAAAATGGTACCTTAACTTTTAGAGATACCAAAAATGGTTCAGATCATACTTTTCCTATTGGTGATCATCTACACAGTATTTTGCGTGAACGTTGGTTATTAAGAGAAAACGATTGGGTTTTCCCAGCTACTAAGATGCCTACTTCGTGGAATATGCATGCAACTAAGGTAGATACATTATTGAATAGAGTGGGTAAGGAAGTTGACTATTACGTTTCAATGCATGATTTCCGTCGTACATTTGCCACTATATGCAACCTTTTAAGATTTAATATTTATGTGACAAAAAGACTTCTTAATCACACGGCTAAACCAAGAATTGATGTGACAGGTGGTTATGTTCAAATTCCAGATGAGGAATTAAGAGCTTCAATGAACATGATTGAAGCGGTGTATCAAGGTAAGATTGATTGCTTTAATTACCAATCTGTATGGGCAGAAAGATTAAAAGAAATAAAGGCGGTCTAACCGCCTTAAACTGTTGCAAGCTGTGCTGTATTAAGCACAGTCTTGCTTTGCTCATACTTCAAAACGTCCTTCTTTTTATATGAAACACGTCTTCCAATTTTCGAGAAAGGCAGTGATGATTGATCACAACGCATTCTAGCTAATGTCCAAGGCGAGCAATCTAAATAAAGTGCCACAACCTCTTGAGGGAACTTCTGTTCTTCATTAGCCATTATGAAGCGATCCAAATATTCTTGTTGCTCTGCATCAGATAGATTTCTCAGATCTTTTAACATTTACTCCTCCTTACTTTCCGCTTTAACTTCTAATTGAGTACCCTCATAGGTGCCGTCACCCCCGCAATTCAGACAATGTGTATACATGCCTAAACCATCCCCATCAGGACAGAAGTTTTCAGGTAATGACCCGTCTAGAAATACAGTGCCGCCAATTGGCTTTGTGTGAATATGAGGGGCAAGGCCGTAATAGGGGAAAATGCATTCACCATTTCCATCATCACAAAAATCACATGTTTTAACTTTTACTTCACTCATCCATTAGCTCCTCAACTCATTACGTTCTTTCTTCAATTGACGCAAAAGGTTGTGAAGAGTAACGGTTACAGCTTTATCTAGACTTTTGGTTGAATGAAACTCTGCTAGTTGAGACAGTGCTAAACCAAAAATGTGATATGCAAAAACTTTTGCAGCTTCCGGATTGTTTTTGAGAAGCTCTTCAGTACTTGGACAAATGATTTTTTCAAAAATATGAACAGCTACCTGATCCGGAGTACCTTCAATACTGCTAGGGCTCAAATTAACTTCACCAATAACTTTGCTCATTGTTGAGAATCCTCACTTAAAATTTCCCATTCACCCCAATCGCCCAAATAACCAGATTTTGAAATGCTTGTTGTAATCACTTGACCATCATCACAAGTTACTTTCATTCGATTGGCATCTATGCGAACAGCTTTATAAACAACATCCATTTGTAAATTTGCTGGTAAAGGGCTGGGGCCATTTACAGACTTAATTCTTACTTCCATTTTTGAGCCCTCAAATATTCTTCTTTAGTCCACTCAACAAACTCTTTATAAAGCTGCTGAGCGGGTTTATTTAACCGGTTGTTGTAGTCTATTGTTATGCGGCGCCAAGCTACTGGTACGGCATAATGTTTCGTTAAAAGCATTGCTTGGTTTAACCCTTGCTGGACTATTACAAAGCCCAGCAAGTGCAAGTAATTAGTAAAACCAAGTAAGTGCTTGTTATTCACTTTCTTGAATTGGTCTTTCATTCTAGAAACCGTCTCCTAATAGAAAATCAGGCTCTGCTTCTGGTTGAGAAACTGCTGGATTTTCTAATTCATAGCGGCGTTTTCTTATATAGCCCATTAGCTTCGGTTGAATCTGCGGATCTCGTGCAGCCACGTCTATTTCCAAAGCATCTAGCGTTGTAAGGTCTGGTGCAGTTTGGATTAGAACCATTAAAGAGGGTGGCTCATTAGCAGATGCCTTTTTTTTTTCTAGCTCTTCAAGACGTTTGTGAGTGGCGAGAAGGATAGGCTTCATTTGTTCGTCATCCCATGTGCGGGTATAACGATAAACCGCATTTACTTCATCTGGTGTTTTTGAGTCTTTAACTCTTTGCAGCAGGGTATTAAGTTTATTTTGATATTCAGGATCTACTTTAGGCTCGTTAGTTTCTGGAACTAACAGATCTTCAGATGTGATGACATTTGTTTTTTCGGTAATAACAATTGTTGGTTGAGTTTCTGCAGAAATAACTTCACTAGGCTTTTCAGCTTTTGATTTTTTGCCTCTCTGTTTTTTAGGTTCCTCACCAAGACGAATAACACTTAAGTCATCATTAACTTCAAAACCTAACGCTTTGGACAGTGCTTTTAATTGAAGCTTGGCGTTTTCTGCATCACGTTGAACGAAGCCACTGTTAATAGAATCAATTAATGCGTTAGTTTTGAAATCTAAAACATAAACCGTAGGTGAATATGTACTGATTACATAAACTTCCTGACCCTCTTCATACTCATCAATAGTTAATGGCTTTGTGAATGTAATGCCAGCCAGCTCAATAGTTTCGATTTTGATGCAGAATTCAAAACCCGGTTTACCAAAAACAGAAGCGGGGAATTGATCTAAGTCAGAAAAGTCCAACATGTCTCCAATAGGACGACAAAGAACAGTTTTACCTTTTTGAAGAGCTGCAAATGCTTCAGCTGCAGTGATTAGATTATTCATGCTGTCATCCCCGTTTTAGCTAATGTTTCAATGTCTTGTTTAACTGCCTTAAGTTTTGCTGCTTCAATTTGAATAAGGGCATCGATACCTAAGTGCTCACATACTGTTTTTACGTCTAGGCCACGTTCAGCAATAAAGTTTTGAAGTTCGTCTCTTTGTTGATCTGAGATGCCGTTAAATTCAGGGGGACTAATCCAAGTGCCACGTTGTTTATCAAACGTGCAATTCAATGCTTTAGCTCTCATTAACATTGCTTGGCGCATGTTCTGGTAATACATGTGTTCTTTATCAAGCGACTCAGTTAATTGATTAAGGTCACCTGCATGCTCAGCTTCTTCACAGCTTTGTTTCCAGTTTTCTAGCTCTTCTTGGGCTTTAGCTGCTGCAAGTTGTGCAGGCGTTAAGGTGTTAATGTGATCTTTAGCTTGAGTAATCAGGTCAGCCAAGAAAGTAGGGTGTGCTTTAAGATCAGGTACCCATACTTCACCGGTTTCACCGCCTAAAGCACCTGAGTTTTTCGCATGATGTGTAGGCGAAGGTTTGAAATTAATAACGCGGGCATTTTTACCTTCACCAGTAGTAACAGTTGTTAGATAACCCATGACATCTGCGATACGGTAAAGCTCGTTACGGTTTTTACCACCTAGATCTGGGCGGTAAATAATTTGATCACCGTTTTGATCTTCTGATGCGTGTGCAATGAAAACAACATCTTTACCTAAACTGATCAAAGTATTGATGTATTGCTTGAACGTTTGGTTCGCTAATCCTTGAGCCTTTAACTTTAAAGAACCATCTTTTTGACGGTTATTTGCCGTAAGTAACAGGTGGGTTTTAATGCATTCAAGCATTGCACCCACGGTATCAATGACTACGGTTTTATATGGTGCTAAGTCCTGCGGAGTAAGGTTTGCAACATCACTCCATTGTTGAACCTGTACAACCGCACCACGACGTAATTCACCAGTACGGTGAGCACCACGGTCAAAGTCAAAAGAAATTGCTTTTTCCGCAGTAAAGCCCATTGATGATTTACCTAAACCCGGATCAGCGTATAGGTACACAATAATTGCTTGAACCAATAAAGTTTGGTCAGCAGTAATAATCGGTAGAGCCATTTTTATTATCCTCATCTAGAGCCGGTAAAGCCGCGTTTTTGCTTGTAAGCCTTGCGGTCACGGAAAGGGATGTTTGTTTCACGTAGCTTTATTGCGAGCTGCTTTCTGCGTTGAAATTCAATTTCTTGAGTAAGTTCATTCCAAGCTTTTGGATAGTCGATTTTGAACTTTTCAACGTCCAAAGGTGTCTTAACTTCCCCCTTAACTTTGTAAAGAACTGAGCCATTAGCATTAGATGCGTACACTTGCCAGCCAATGCGAACAGAGTAGAGGCCCTTATCATCACGGCCTAAAAATGACTTGTAGCCGTCAGGGTGTTTTTTGAAATTAGTCATCTTTAAGCCTCCACCAACTTGTTACGTTCGATGAAGCCTTTTAGAAGGCCATTGATGTTTCGGATGTCTTCAAATTCGGTGAAATCGTTATATGACTTTCCGTTAATATCAGTGATTTCATTTACAGTGAGTTGAGTAATATCAACAGCGGTAAATTCAGAACCCGGAACGCCGTAGCTGTCTGGATGAGCTTCAAAATCAAAGCTAACGCTTAAACGGAAGCTATCTAATTTGATGACAGCAACGCCAGAATGTTTACCTGTGATTTTCGCGGTTAACACACCGTAAGTACTTGGTTGAGTTTTAGGTGTAAAAAGAGTAGGTGCTTCTTTTGTTTGGAAAGCTGGCTGCAATTGGCAAGCAACTAAAGAACCACCAGAAATTGCAAGAGCAGCCATGCTGACAAATGCAAAGGTGTTGAAAGGGGTAGCTTTTACGTTCATAATTGATCTCGCAGTTTGCAAAAGCACATCGGACCTGGGGAGGGGCGGTGTGCTTTTTTGTTGTCTGTGAGATAGATATTAGGTAAACCTAATTATTAAGTCAATAGGTATTCCTAATAAAATTAGAAATACCTAATTTTTGTGCTTTAATAGACAAAAGAAAACCCACACGGGGTGGTGGGTTCGAAGGGGGGATTAGTTGTAATTTTGAGGAAGTTCCCATAATGCTTCTGTCTTTAGACGCAATTTTTTTTGATTTTCCTTGAGACTATTCTCAATTTCCTTTATTAGTTTATGTTGTTTTACTATTTGATCTTTAACCTCTTCAGGAGGATTCGGGATCTCAATATTCAAAAACATTTCATCAGGAATACTGCGTCGTCTCTCTACACTGCCTTGCATTTTACTTTTGTATATTTTTCTTAGAGAATTAGATCTCAAAATCAAATCCAAATATTCTACATTAACTTCTCGTTTTAATCTAAAGATTTTGTATGCTGGGCTTACGGCAGCAGCATCGTAATATTTTTGAAATCCTAGAACACCTTCATCTATAGGGAACCCCATTACAAGTTCATTTTTAAAAACCTTTTTATACCCAGAAATATCAGAACTTGCGACTCGTTTTTTAAATTTCTCATGCTGATCAATTAAGCCATGTTCCATAGTGATACTCATAATAGGTATATTTGTATCCTCTCCCACTTTGACTTTGCCAGACAAGGATAGGAGTTCTTTTAGTTTTATAGTTGGGAATTTTGATTTTATATGTGAATTACTATAGTGAGCATAATTATAAATATAATCATTGCTTCTGATTAATTCTGGATTAACTTTTAAGAAACCTAATTCATTATAATATTTATCAAAGTCGCTCTTATTTAAATCAGCAAAATCTAAATTTTTTAAATCATTTTCGTCAATTTTTCTACGGAAAGAATCTAAACTTAGGCCATCATTTGTCACATTGTAGTAAAAAACGTCAGAATTTGTTCTACCATTATGACAGTTGGTAAAGTAGAGTATATTGGTTTTAACTTTTGCATATGGCAGAAAAACTTCTTTTGGAAGTGAAACTACTGCTTTTAGTTGGGCGTTTTCAAATAAATACTTCCTTACTGGAGCTAAAGCGGCTTTAAAAAGAAAGCCTTCAGGTACTACTAATGCCATTCGCCCTCCTTTTTTTGTTGCTTTAAAGCAATGTAGAACACATACTCCATCACCATCGTTTTTAGCTAACTTATTCTCATATAAGTGAGAATAAGAAGTTTTTTGAGAAAATGGCATGTTGGTTATAACCACATCATATTCAGATTCAATAGGGTTTTGAAGTGTGTCTATCTGGCAAATTCCACTATGCCCATCCCCATGCAGAATCATATTCATTTTTGCGAGTTTTGCATTTGAGGTAATTTCTCTTCCAAAAATAGTATTATGTTTAAGCTTGATTTCTTCACTACTATTGTTTGCAATTAAAGTGTTATCTTTTATATGATCAAATGCCTCTGTTAAAAAACCACCTGTCCCACAAAAAGGGTCATAGATCTTTTCACCATATTTAGGGTTGACTAAGTTAACAATGGTTTTAGTTATGTGACGTGGAGTAAAATATTCTCCTAAGTCATTATTAGTTGCTGTAGCTTGCTGTAAGAAATACTCAAAAGCATCTCCTTTAATATCGGTATCTATTGATGAGAGTTTTAACTTATCCAACTCTTTGATCATCTCTTTAACAGCAACAGGGTTGGTTAGCTGTAAATTTGTAAAAACAGAAGCACCATATTGTCTATCAATATCTTGTAGTATGTTATTAGTTGTATTAATTAGCAAATCATTATCGAGACTTTTGAGAGAATTCCAAATACCTGTATTAGCATTCTCTGTATACAATTTTAAAAAAAGAATGTTTGCAAATTCTGAAAGCCTTTCTATACCAGCTCTTAAACCTTCACCTCTTAGTGAGTTATTTAACTTCTTGAAAACATTAATTAACTCTTTGCGAGAGACTAAAATTTCTTTAGGTGTAATATAAATACCATTTGTTTCCTGCAATATGAACTCTTTAGCTTCATTTACTCTTATTAATTCATTAACCTCATTTTCATCAATAAATAATGGTTTTTGGGTATACAAATGCCGTGTTTCGCAGAAACCATTATTCATTGCAAATATCAAAGGTGCATCAAGCATTTCAGCATATTCGGTTGCCTGATCCAGTGCTTTTGTTAAGCTTTTTCCACCTGATTTCGTTTCAATTACACCGATTGGCCGCTTATTTTGTGAATCGAAAAGAACATAATCGGGTCTTTTTTTACTTTTCTTGAGAAACTCATTATTAACAATTCTTAAGATATCTGATTCAAAAAAGACATTTTTGTTTGGATCTTGAATGTCCAAGATCCAGCCCTTGTTAATCAAATTATTGTTAACAATAAAACGTGTATCTTGCTCAATATTAGACATATTGCATAATCCCAATATCTACTATAAAAACTATTGGCAATCTACACATTACACACTAAAACATCAATAAATATTACTATCTAATAAGTGATATACCCCACATTTAAAAGACTGTGTCGGGTTCACAGTTTATTAATCTTTTGTGTTATTAATTTTCTGGCCTAGCTTTCCTTCTTTTACCAACTGCACGACCTGCTCATTAGTAAGCACAGGAATAAAGACTTTGTCGCCAATATCTTTAGAAAGAATCTTTACTTCTTCAGCGGTTAGCACCAAAGCTTCACCATGTTTCGCAGCATCATTGATGCGAGCAATAATCTGGTTGATTGGTAGTTTAGAGTTGTCCATAAGTCTTCCTGTGATTAATGCGAATAAGGATGTTCTTGTCTGTGCTGACTTGGCGGCACGATATCTGTAATAGCGGTAATACTTTCAACCTCGTCCATTTCAAAGAAAAATCGCTCACCACCATTCACAGAAAGCAAACTTAAAACCCCACCATTGATGCCGACAAATTCTTTAATTGTGCATCTTCCATCCTTCAAGCACACCTGAACAAACTCATTCGGCACAAGCTCTGCATCAGGGTCGCATACAACATACCAGCCATTACGAATTGCTGGAAACATTGAGTCGCCAGTGCCTTTAATGCCATAGGCTCTTGGTCCTGCTGAGTGAGTTGGAACATACCCATCTCCAGCATTGCCTTCATAACCCATATCTGTGAAATAGCCATCCATGCCCATCTTGGAGTAAGCCTTAACAGGAACCCAACGCTTAGATGATGGGATAAACGGTTTTTCGATAATTGTTGAAAATAAAAGAGCTTCATCACTATCACTAATGTTGTATTTCTTTTTGAACTCTTCGATATCCAGTTGTTTAAATTTATCTCTCGTGCTTGATTGAATCTCTCCCGTGCCAGATGCAAGCCATGAAGGATTTACATTCAAAAATTTTGAGGCACGTAATAAATTTTCACCTTCCATTGTTTTGGATTTTCCAGACAGCCAATCACTCACAGAAGGAGGTTTAACTCCTACTGCACGAGCAAGCTCAACACCTTTAATCTTTTTAGGTGGCAAAACTTCCATGGCATACCTAAGTCGTTCAGCAAGAGTATTCATACAACTATCCTCAGAATGTTAGGAAATCCTAACATAAATAAAATTAGGTATTCCTATTGATTTAATATAAGGAATGCCTAATAATTAAAGAAAAATTAGGAGCACGTTATGAATGACGCACAACTTATAGACAAGCTAGGTGGTGTCACAGCGGTAGCAAGACTTCTGGGGATTGCTCCGTCATCAGTTAGTGGATGGAAAGCTATCCCCCTTGATAGAAAAATCAGGCTAGCAGTTATTGCTGAAGATCTTGGTTTAACAACGCGAAAAGAGCTTTTCCCTGATAACTATCAAGATATTTGGATTGAACTTCGTCCCCAGACGACAAAAAGCAAAAACCTTGGATCATTAACCGCTTAGGAACTAAACCATGAGCAAAGTATCAAATGAATTGCCTGCAAGCGCTAGCAATAACGAATCGCTCATATTGCAAGCACTTAACGCTAGCAATCAAAGACAAGTAGCAGAGATGATAAATGTCGATGCAAGCATCCTTTCACGGATGAAAACAGAAAAGAAATCAAATGGATGGACTGAGATTGAGTTTATTAGCTTTTTGTTGACAGCCATTGGTTTGAAGGTTGTGCAAGAAAGTGATGTGTATTGCTCACCTGAAATTGCAGAAGCAACGCGAGTCTATTTAGCACATGCATTCACTTCACCTGAATACATGCGGATTTTATTCAAATAAAAAACCACTACCTGCTGTAACAGGAGTGGTTAGGCATTCAATTGAGGTGGATCAAATGAACACGAATAATCTATCAAATCAAGAACAAATAATCCAGAGCTGGTTTGAACCGGCTCTCCACACACTTAAAGCATTAATCAAAAAGTGTGAAGAAAACCTAGAGCGAATCAAAGCTGATACTAAAAATGCAGCTGTAAAGCGAGATGAATTTAAAGAGGTTTTAGTGCGTCAGCATCGTATTACGTACAACCATGCTGAGGAAATTATTAGTAGCCTTAGCCGTGCTGATCGTATTCGCTTCTTGGGTAGCACATACATTCAGATTAAAGAAGGCGGTGAAGCATGAATAAAATTTTATTTGGTGATTGCCGCGCATTGATGAAACAAATGATTGAGGAAGGGCTAAAAGCTCAAACATGCGTAACTTCACCACCATATTTTGGTTTACGTGATTACGGTGTTGATGGTCAATTAGGCTTAGAAAATACCGTTGATGAATACGTTCAAAACATGGTTGAAGTTTTTCGTTTAGTGCGAGAGCTGCTCCATGAAGATGGCACACTTTGGCTAAACCTTGGTGACAGTTATGCGGGTTCTGGTCGGGGCATGACACGTACAGGTTTAAACGACGGTAAGAATCCAAAAACTAAAGGACTAGTTCTTCCTAAGCAAAATGCAGCCCAATCAAATTTAAAGCCGAAAGATCTAATTGGTATTCCATGGAAAGTAGCTTTTGCTCTACAAGCTGATGGTTGGTATTTGCGCCAAGATATTATCTGGCATAAACCGAACCCAATGCCTGAAAGTATTACTGATCGTTGTACCAAAGCACATGAGTATATTTTCTTATTCAGTAAATCACGTAGATATTATTTTGACCACGTAGCAATTAAAGAACCGGTTGCAGAAAGCTCAATCAAAAGACTTTCCCAAAATCTTGATCAACAACATGGCAGTACTCGTGCCGTGATGAAACATAACGGTCCAATGAAAGCCGTTTACTCGAGATCTTCGCGCGATAGTTTTAAACGCAAAAATAGTAAGAGAGCTGCTGTTATTCCAAATCAAGCATATGGAACTCATAGATCAGAAAGATCAGAAAGCGAGTATGACTTACTTACTCGTAATAAGCGCAGTGTTTGGCAAGTTTCTACAAAGCCATACAAGGGTGCTCATTTCGCAACATTTCCAATGGACTTAATCGAGCCATGTGTATTAGCAGGATCTCGAGTCAATGATGTTGTATTTGACCCATTCATGGGATCCGGAACAACAGCAGCTGTAGCACTAATGCATAACCGTAATTATTTAGGGTGTGAATTGAATCCTCAATATTACGAATTGCAGCAAGAACGCTTTGAGAAAGTATTAAAAGAGAGGGCCGCATGAACTATTACCAACACCATATTGGTGACTTCAACAATGCGACTCGCCACCTCAGTTTAATTGAGCGTGCGATTTACCGCGACTTATTAGATATGTATTACGACACAGAAAAGGCGATTGATGCATCAAGCATTGATCGTCTAGCACGTCGTTTGCAATGTACTACCGAAGAGCAAAAAGAAGCTCTCAAATATGTACTTGATGAGTTTTTCATTCTTGAAGAAGGTGTTTATCGCAATAATCGTTGTGAACGAGAAATTGCTGAATATCACGGGAAAAAGAAACAAGCGAGTGAGGCTGGTAAGGCGTCTGCTGCAAAACGTGCAGCGAAAAAGAAAGGCTCGTCCAACAGTGATTCATCAAAAGATGATCAAGCGTCTAACGAAAATTCAACGGTCGTTGAAAATCCGTTAAACGAAGAACAAACGGATGTGCAACCAACCAATAACCATAAACCATTAACCATAAACCAAGAACCAATTATTGATAGTAGTAGTAATACGCGTGGAGAAAATTCGCAATTAACTCCAATTCAATTTGCTCAGTATCAGATCGATGATCACAAACGCTATTCAATGCGTGAATTCATTTCTGAATACAGCGAGTTTCAATACGATTTCATTTCACTTGCTCAACAAAGATTTGTTTCGGTACCTGAAATCGACTTGAGAACCATGATTCAAAATTTCGGTGACTGGTACTTTGCAAACGAATCAAGTTCGTTGAATACACCAAGCATCTGGTTGGTTAAGTGGTTCTCTTGGGTTCAAAACAACGAGAAACAAGTCGCTGCTAACCGCAAGAAACAAGAGCAAATCAATTCAGCTGGTCAAAAACCACAAGAGTCGGGTTACTTCGCTAATCTTTTTGAAGAACAGAGCGAATCTCAAATCGTGGATGTAACCCCAGCAAAAAAGTTTCCAATGATTGAGGAGGTAGGTCATGCATGAGATTACCTTGAACGAAGTGCGTCAATTAATCGCTTCTCTTCGCACTGTTTACGCTGCTCAGTTCAATAAGCAATTTCCAGCAACAGGCGAAAGTGCAATTCCTCTGTCAGTGGTTGAGCAAATCGCACTTAAAACACTGGTTGGCGTTCAACAAAACCAATTTAACAACGCACTTGCTCGATTACTTACAGCAGGTGGACGTTTTATGCCGTCATTTGCTGAGTTTCGCACCTGGTGTATTGGTGAAAGTTGGATGTCTCCAGAGGAAGCTTGGTCACGTGCATGTAAGTTTACGACTGACAGTACCGTGGTTATTACACAAATTACAAAATATGCATTAGACGAAGTGATGTATTTGATCGAAGCCGGCCAAATGCGAGCAGCTCAAGATAATTTCTTCGGAACCTATAACGTGATGGTGGCTAAAGCTCAATTGAAAGGTCGTCAGCAAGAGTTTTACGCTCCACCGCTACAACTAGAACACAAAGAACCTAAACACGTTCCTGTGAGCAATGACGAGGCTCAAAAGCATCTCAAATCATTGATGGAAAGATTAAAAATCAATGGTCGTAAACCTGCACCAGTTCAAAAACTTGAGGCAAAAGAAAAAGAGCCTGAGCTTGCAAAAGAATTAGGTCCAGATCCTTTCGACAATCCGCACGAATACGCTGAGATGTGCCGCCGTGAAGGTATGCCAATACCTAGAAATATTCTTCAGCTAATTGATGGGGCGAATGCATGAAAGCATCTAAATTGATTAGAGATAAAGGACTGCAATACGCGAAGGAAATCGTAGATTCAGCACCCGATAACGCAACTGAATGGAACGAGGGTTATGAGTTCCAATGTGGTCAAAGTGTAGAAATCAGCCCAGCAGATCGTGAGAAGTATTTTGTAGATTTGGTTGAGCTTAAACGTCTGGTGGAGTCTTTGAAAATCATCAGCGATTTAGGTGGAGTTGAGAAGCTAACGCCTGCATTCATTACGACAGATAAGCATGTTGGTTACACGCATGTTCGCATGGTGGGAAATGGGAGATTGAGCTTTCTTGATGATTTTTGCGACTTCATTCCAGATGGTTCCATTTCAATTAAGCGTGTGATGACTGCTATCCGCGACCACGAATCAATATACGGAGGCGGTGAATCTCATGCCAACTAGATATAACACAGGCGAGTATAGCTACGATCTTGAATATCACTATGGAGATATGTCAGCAAGCATGGAGATGCTTAGAGCACGTTTAATTGAATTGTTGACTCCTCATCTGTCTGGCCGTTATGTGAAATGGAGAGAAGCATATTTCACACGGTTTACAAAGTGCGGCGGGGATTCGGGGTGGATGTTTTGTGTAGGTCCACACGAATTTCATATTGATGGGGCGTTAAGGCGCTATTACTCAGGTTCTATTGATATTACCTACAACCAGAAAGATCGATATTTCTTGGTGGGTGAGAAAAAGAAAGTCAAATGTAAGGCTTGTAAGGGGTTTGGCTTCATTCGAGATGATGGGTGGGGGCATATAGATAAATGTGAAATGTGTGATGCAGAAAAAGGAGCCAGCCATGAGTGAGTTTGAGGGTAAATCTGGAAAGTGGGCTTGGGAGATTCAAAAAGAACAACAAGCGAAAGTGGAGGAGCTGCAAAAGCGTTTAGATGGGGCATTAAAAGAGACTCAATATGCTTTGCAGTATGTTGAAGAAGACATGCGCGGCAATCATGAATTTCTACAAATGGCAATGATTCGAACCCTTAAAGCTATAGAGCAAGTGCTCAAAGGTGGTGCTTGATGTCATCAGTCAGCATTGCTGAATACCGCAAGTTATTTCCCATAAAGAAAAATAAAAAGCGCCGTTCAGCAAAGCAAGTTGCCAGACAACCAAGTGTGGGTGAAGTGGTTCTGGCAACGCATTTAAGAGCATGCAAGATTGGTTTTGAACAGGAATATAAGTTCCATCCTGAACGCAAATGGAGAGCAGATTTTTTAATAAAGGGTTCAAAGATTTTGATTGAGGTAGAAGGCGGGATCTGGAGCGGAGGCCGTCACACAAGAGGTAAGGGCTATTTAGGGGATATGGAGAAATACAACTCCGCAGCAATGATGGGTTTTACAGTTTTACGGTTCAGCACAGAGCAAGTGAAAGCAGGCGTGGCGATTAAACAAATTGAGCAATTGGTGGGATGAAAATGAATATGCCAGTACAACAACACATTTTACAAGCGGTCGATTGGTCTAGATTTAGTTTTGAAGAGTGGTGTCGCCAGCTTGGAGCTTGGCTAAACGGCGATACCGAAACAATGGTCAAAATTGTTAAGACGATGCCAACAAAACGCATCACTCAAAAACAAAGAGAAAAATTAATAGCTATGTATATGAGCGATGAAAATCTAAAAGATCGTTTATGCATTCGCCGTAAGGGTACTTGCTGTGAGTTAAATGACAATGAGGCACGTGCAATCCATAGATTGATTATTGATATTAAATTAATTGAAGACCATATTTTACAAGAATGGATCTCAGCAATTTGGTCACATCATGTTATGGGCAATTCATTACGTGATATTGCTCAAAGTAATGACACTTCAGTTAATCAAATCAGACAGGATTTAAAATGTGGTATGGCTTATATCAAAAGTCGAAATCCGCATTTCAGATTTGAAACTTTTGAAAAAACCGCTTGAGTGTGCGCACGGGGTATGGCATATTTGTGATACAGTGTTGGAAGTGTAAGTAAATCACTGGTATTAAAGCTCATCAAATGATGAGCTTTTATTTTATCAGAATGAATAAACTATCTTTAAATGAAAATATCGAAAAATTTATTGCAACGATATTTAAATCGTTGATAATAAAATTTTCTTTGCTAAAAAAACTGCATGAGAATCATATTTTCTTTAATTACGTTTGTCTTATTTTCATTTATTTCCTTTATCCTTTTAAGGAATAAATATATTGAGCCAAACCACTTCGTCATTTTGATAATATTTTCTGCAATTGTATCCGCAATAATTGCATATTTTGATGAGGTTCAAGAGCTATCTATTGGAGGCAATATCGTTAAACTAAAAGAAGCAAAAAAGGAGTTACAAGTAACAATAGATCAATTAAAGTCAATTAAAGTTTCAACATATCGGATGTTACTTTTGAAAAGTTTACATTTTTCAGGTGTTTTTGGAAGCAGCCATTTAGTGGATAGTAGAGCAGAATATTTTTTTTCACTCATCAATGAAATTAAACAATCGGATTGTTTCAATGATCTTAAGTCTGAAATAAAAGTTCAATTAACAAGGTTGTTAATTGATCAATTAAATAAATTTTATCCTTTATTTTATGGCAAACAATTCAATGATAGCGATGAATTCCCTAAATCTACGGTTTTTTATATCGAGTTGAAAGATGAGATTATTGATAAAGTTCATCAAAAACGGACACCTGTTATACCATTTGATCAAAAAAAGCAGGAAATTGTTACAGCTATAGATAACTATGCAGCTTTGTATATTTTATTTAAAGAAGTTGAACAGTAGGGTGATATTGATTTTTTATTGCTTAATAAGATGAATTTAAACGATATTATTTTAATTAATAATCTCCAATGAAAGGATTTTTAAACTTTTACCTTTACGATTCTATAGAAAAGTTGCCGAGCATAGTATGGCACAAGAAGCTCTGCTAAATATCGATTATTGGCGGGGCTTTTTCTTTTTGGAGTATGTATGACTGAATTTCAAAAAATTACGAATGAGATTAGACAGCTTCAAATAGAGCTAAACCATTTGGGAAGTTGCAATACAAAAGGTTTAAATACAGAACAGATCGCTCACCTAGATGAGCGATTTTTTTTGGCCATAGCAAAGCAACATAAATTAATTGCTCGTCTCAACAGTAAGCCAGAGGGCTTTTTATAAGAGGCTAGAGGTATGGATGATAAAGAGTACTTTTGGCTTACACAAAAAAAAGAGCTCAAAACGAAACCCAAATCCAGACCACTGCCTAAAGCTAAAGAAAAATATCTCGAGGCCGAAGAAACCTTATTTCAAGAACTAGAAGAGCATCGAATTGGTTATAGAAGAAAATTTCAATTTGAATCAACAAAAAATTGGCGGTTCGATTTTTATATTGTGAAGTTGAATCTTCTTATAGAAATTGCTGGCAGTCCGTGGGCAGTTGGCCGAGGTGGCACAAAGATAGCAAATTCATTTAATAAGTATGATCTAGCACTAGACCGAGGTTATGTATTTGAGCGTCTTGAGCCTCACCAAATTGAATCAGGTTATGCAATCAACTGGATTAAAAGCAAATTAGCGAGAATTGAAGATGGATCAGATCAGACCATTTCCTCCAACTGATTTTATGGATCAGGCAGAAGAAGAGGAAGCAATTCGTTTAATACCCGCTCCAGACCTAAAGAAATGGGTTGTGGCCAACTACTTAACGATAGGTGGACCTCTTTATAACCCTGACCATGACCATATTGCTGAGCTGCTTCACGATAATGAAGAATTTTTAGCATTTGCTTGGGCCTCTTCTGCATATAAAAGTAAGCAAGCTATGGTGTTAGGTCAGTGCGAAAAAGTCATGTTCAATGTTGGTGGATGGCGTAAGGCCAGACAAGAGCAACAGATGCGTGATTGGTTTGGTTTTGTACCTACTTATTTAATAACTGTCGACGCTTCTTTCTGTGAGCGTGCAAACGATACAGAGTTCTGTTACTTACTTGAACATGAGCTTTACCACATTGGAGTGATGAGAGACGAGGACGGAGAAATTGTTTATAGCGATAGTTCTGGTCTTCCTAAGCACTATCTTGCTGGTCATGACGTTGAAGAGTTTATTGGCGTAGTTAAACGTTATGGACCAAGCAAAAATGTTAAGCGACTTATTGAAGTCGCAAAAAATCCGCCGTTTGTTTCGAATCTTGATATTTCAAAATGCTGCGGCAACTGTGTAATCAATTGAGCCTAATGGCTCTTTTTTTTGCCCATTTTGTTATACGTAGTTATACGATGAGGAAGTTATGGCGACACTAAAAGAGCCTGTGAAAATCTTTATAGTTCAGTCTCTTGCTTGTCGTGATACACCTCAAGAAGTGGCTGAACTCGTAAAACAAGAGTTTGGCGTTGATATAGATCGTGTTCAAGTTGCAACTTATGACCCTACAAAGGTTGCTGGTAAGAACTTAAGCAAAAAGTATGTCGAACTATTTGAAAAAACCAGAGATGAGTTTGATAAAGGCTTAATTGATATTCCAATTGCTAATAAGTACTACCGATTGAAGCAATACCAAAGACAACTTGAGAAGACTAGAAACGTCAAAACAGCCTTAAAAATTCTTGAGCAAGCCGCTAAAGACATTGGTGGTCAATTTACTAATCGCCAAGAAATTACAGGCAAAGACGGCGGACCAGTCCAAACAGTTAATTCAGAAATTCCAGTTCCAATGGAAGATTACTTAAAAGCGCGGAGGGAAGTCTTAGATGAGTACTGATGCGGCTCGGGATAAAGCCATCCGGATCGAGGCGCAAGAAGATTTATATTTCTTCACAAGGTACATGTTTAAGGAGCGCCGTGGTTATAAATGGATGCAAAATTGGCACCACTTAGAAATCTGCGAAGCTTTAATGAAAGTTTATCGCGGAGAGATAAAGCGGTTAATTATTAACGTTCCACCACGATATTCTAAAACTGAAATTGCTGTAATTAATTTCATGGCTTGGTGTTTTGGTAAGAATCCAGACTGTGAGTTTATTCATATCAGTTACTCGGCAATGCTTGCCGCAAATAATGCCTTCCAAATACGAACTCTTGTACAAGAAGAGGCGTATAGAAAAGTCTTTCCTGAGCTTACATTGCGTGATGATAGTAAGGCTAAAGACTTCTGGAGAACTTCTCAAGGCGGTGTCTGCTATGCGACAGGTACAGGCGGTACGATTACTGGTTTTGGTGCAGGAAAACTTCGTAAAGGCTTTGGTGGCTGCATTATTATTGATGACCCACATAAAGCACATGAAGCTTCATTAAAAACTATTCGAGAAGGGGTAATTGATTGGTTTCAGAACACACTCGAATCGCGTACTAACTCGCCAGATACGCCGATCATTGTGATTATGCAGCGACTTCATGAAGATGATTTAGCTGGATGGTTGCTAGGTGATAGAAAAGACGGCGTTCCTGTAGCTGGTGGTAACGGTGAAGTGTGGGAGCATCTATGTCTTTCAGCTATTCAGGAAGACGGATCCGCACTGTGGCCAGCAAAACACAATATCCAAAAATTGAGGCTAATGGAGCAAGCAGCACCATATGTATTTGCCGGGCAGTACCGACAAATGCCATCACCGCCAGCAGGCGGTTTTTTTAAGCCCGACAATATTCAAATTGTTGATGCTTTGCCTGCGGATGTAGTGAAACAAGTTAGGGCTTGGGATTTTGGGGCTACCGAAAATGAGGGCGACTTTACAGTAGGTGTGCGAGAAGCTCTAGGCGCAGATGGTTTTACTTACATTGTCGATGTAACTAGAGGACAGCTTGGACCTGACAATGTGAATAAGCGCTTAGAACAAACAGCAAAAATAGATGGGAAAAAAGTTTCTGTGCGTCTACCACAAGATCCCGGTCAAGCTGGTAAATCACAAGCTAGTTCATTTGTGAAGCTTCTTGCGGGTTATAGCGTGATAGCTAAGCCAATTTCAGGTGACAAGCTTACACGTGCACAACCATTTGCGGCCCAAGTTAACGTAGGAAATGTACGAATGCTCAAAGGTGAATGGAATAAGGATTTTATTGATGAGCTTCGTCATTTTCCTAATGGCACACATGACGACCAAGTGGATGCAGCTTCAGATGCGTTTAATGAATTACATGAAGGTTTTGAAGCCTTCTTTGCTGATATGGGATTTGCTCGATGAGTGATGTAACTTTTCAACATGCTGAATATGTTAAGAACTTGCCATACTGGCAAAAACTTGATGATGTTTGTGAAGGTGAAGATGCAGTTAAGGCTAAAGGTGAAAAATATTTGCCGATGCCAAATGCACATGATAAATCACCTGCAAATAAAAGCGCTTATGAGGCTTATCTTACCCGTGCAGTCTTTTATGAAGTAACAGGGACTACATTAAATAGTTTAGTTGGTGCAGCTTTTGCAACCGATCCAAGTTTTAAATTTCCTCCGGAACTTGCTCATTTAGAACGTAATGCAAATGGTGCTGGTTTAAGTACTTATCAATTGGCTCAAAATGGAATTCGCCATTTATTGAAGCATTATCGTTGTGCTTTATATGTAGATTATCCTGATGTGCCGCCAGCTCGTAATCTAGCGGAATTTAAAGCACAAAAAGCCTATCCGATGATTCATTTACTAAATGCCCTTGATGTAGTGAATTGGGATTCAGTAATGATCGATAACCAGAAAAAGCTTTGCTTAGTGGTTATACGTGAATTTAAGTCTGAGCGCGGTGCTGATGGATTTAGTAAAACCGAACAAGAGCAATATCGTGTACTTCGTTTAGAGCAAGAGGGAAATGGGGAATATATTTATTCCGTTCAGGTGTACACAAAGGGTGAAAAGGGTAACTGGGTTGGCGGAGAGAAGAAGTTTCCAACAGATTACAACGGGAATTTCTGGACCTATATACCTTTTACATTTGTAGGTGCAATTGATAATTCAGAAGAGATTAAAAAGCCACCATTACTTCCTTTGGCTAATCTCAATTTAGCCCATTACAGAGACAGTGCGGACTTTCAAGAGTCCGTTTTTTATATGGGGCAACCTCAATATTATGCGAAGGGTGTTAATTGGGAGTGGTATGACCAAGCCAAGAAACGTGGCATCTACATTGGAGCGAAAGTACTTTTGCCTTTACCTGAAAATGGTGGTTTAGGAATTGTACAAGCCGACCCTAATACTCTTGCCCGGGAAGCGATGAAAGATAAGTGGGAAAAAATGAAGGAGATGGGGGCGCGTTTAATTGAGAAGGGCTCGGGAAGTAAAAAGACCGCTACCGAAGCGAATAGTGATGACGCCGTTCAGCATTCAGTTCTTTCGCTCTGTGTCGTTAATATGAATGAAGCCTTGTCAGCAGCATTACGATGGGCTGCTAAGTTTGTAACGCCTAATGTGGATGTTCTAACTAAAGATGATTTGATGTTCGAAATCAGTCAAGAATTTAACAAACAGGGTTATTTAGCTGAGTTAGCTCGACAGTTATTTGAAGCAGCTCTACAAGGCCGATCTTCATTTAAATCATGGTGGGAATACAACCAAACAGGTATGTTCCCTAAACAAAAATATGAAGAAGAGCTTCAGAATGTTGAAGCAGAGCAAGATGGGACTTTAAATCAAAAGGTAGAGTGAGATGGCAACAGATATCAAAAAACTATTTGAAGTACTCACTCAGCACCAGGCCTATCTTTATCGTGCTTCATCAAAAACGGTAAATGAGTTATTGGCTTTATTCAATGATGATACGAGCAAGATGCTATCTAAGCTTCGGGATTTATTGGATGAGCTTAATGAGTCGGAGAAAGTTGCTTTAGCTGGTGGTAAATATACAACTTCAAATTTAAGGGAAATTAGGGATTTGATTGCCCAATGGTTTGCCAGTGTTAATTTAGCATTACCTGAAGCTTTTGCCGTTTCTGCTACGGCGCTGGCTGTTTATGAGGCCAATTACGTAGCTAAGCTCTATGGAGCAAAAATTAATAAGCCTGATGGGGAAAAACTATTCTTATCCGCTAAAAAAGTTCCGTTGGCAGGTGGCGCTCTTGTCGATGATCTGCTTTCAAGAATTGCTGAAAGTGCCCGTCAAAAGGTTGAGTATGCAATTCGAGATGGTATTAATTCAGGCAAAACTAACCAAGAAATTGTTCAGCGTATTCGTGGTACCAAACGGCTTAACTATGAAGATGGGATCTTAAATGGTACCAAAACTGATATTGAGCGAACGGTAAGAACTGTGCGAAGTCATGTAGCTAATCAAGCCTATCTAAATAGCTTCAACCAAATTGGCTTTGAATATGTCCGATTTGTTAGCGTTTTAGATGGACGAACTTCTAAGCTTTGCGCTTCATTAGATGGTTCAGTGTGGGAAATAAATGATCCGGCAAAGCGAGTGCCGCCGTTACATCCTAACTGTCGCAGTATCTTGGTTCCGGTCGAGAAGGACGGTCAACTTGTTGGCGAACGGCCATTTGTAATGGACGAACGTAGAGTTAAAGACATCCCCAAAGAAGAGCGAAGCCAGTTAATAGGACAGTTAGATGCAAACACCACATTCAAAGAGTTCTTTAAGAAAACAGATGATTTCTTTCAAAGGGAGTGGCTAGGGCCAAAGCGCTTTAAGCTCTATAAAGATGGGAAATTTGATTTTGATAAGTTCTTTGATCCTGAAGGCCGTTTCTATAGCTTAGATGATTTGAGAAAGTTGGATGAAAAAGCTTTTAAAAAGTTGGGTCTGTAATTTTTCTTATGTTATATTTTTTAAAACATCAGAATTTATACAATATGAAAACAATAGCTTTTGTATGTCTAACCCTAATTTCCATCACTTGTTTAGCTGAACCAAGTCAAAAATATCTTAAAGAATATGATCGATTGTCTGAAGCTTTGGAGTCAGCAATGGCAAATGCATATTCTTTTGATCCTGCAACTGGTCAAGTAAAACAGGCTACTCAAGGTTTAGAAGCTAAAAATAATTTATGTAGAGCTGCCCAGGCGAAACTAAACCTCACCACGTTTTTAAAAGACAATTTAGAGGAATCTAAAGAGCTTTATAAATCTATTGATGGTGCAGAGACTCTAGATAAAAATTATCTTAGTGGACAACAGCAGGAACAACAAAATCTCGTTTCAAATTTGAAAAAAGACCTTGTTGGAACTGGATTTAACTGTGAGTAATTATTGCCGATTACAGGTAATTCTAAACTCACTTAAGACACAATTTTCACCTATATAAGCGCCCAAATGGCGCTTTTGTCATTTATGGAGTTTGGCTTATGAGTGAATCAAAAGTTAGACATTTGGTACTTAAAAGAGTTTCAGATAAATCTTCTCATCTTGCTCTTTGTGACGAGGAAACAGGTATTCCATTAGCTGGATTAACCGCTGTAAAAATGAATTGTAGTGTTTTTGAGGGTCCAGCGACTATCACGGCAACATTTGATGTAGGTGGTCCTCAAGGCATCCGCTTAGTTGGTGATGAACCTAGACAAAAGGTTTGGAGTGCAAAGGAAACGTAGCGAAAGGCACTACAAATGCCTGAAAAGCAAATCAATATGTCAGATGCTCAATATATTCTGAGCACAAAATGAATTCTGGTGCCATTTCTTCAAATTAAGGTTTCAAGCCATGGCAATTTATGGTTTTACTTTTGAAAGATTAAAAGCAATTGCACTCATCAAATAGAACTTAATTTTTAACCATAGCACCTTCGGGTGCTTTTTTTGCGAGAAGAAAATGCCAAGCCCTATTATCCAATATTTCCAATATGAACATTTACCTGAACATTTGCAGCAAGTTAGTAAGCCAATTGGTGATTTAGCTCGGCAAATGGATGAGCAACTTCCTGACGGGCCTGAAAAATCCACAGGATTAAGAAAGCTACTTGAAGCAAAAGATGCATTTGTACGCCAAGCTTTAAGTAAATAATCATTTATAGAAATGAAGCGTCCTAAAGGGCGCTTTTTTATTGCCTGCCGAAAGCGGATGCTAACGGCGAATCCGGGCGGATGCCCATTTTGTATATATAGGTTGGATGACCAATGAAACTTAAAACAGTAACAATCGACGGTAAAGTTTATGCGGAAGTAGACGGTGATAAGCCGATCTATATTCATGATGACGGCAAAGAAATGCCACATGATGCACCACACTCGGTAGCAACAATTGCACGCTTAAACAATGAAGCTAAAACACATCGTGAAGCCAAAGAAGCAGCCGAAAAAGCATTAAAAGCTTTTGAAGGAATTGAAGACCCAGCGGCAGCTAAAAAGGCATTACAAACAATCCAAAATCTCGATGATAAAAAGCTGGTGGATGCCGGTGAAGTTGAGAAAGTTAAAGCTGAAGCTATCAAAGCAGTTGAGGAAAAATATGCCCCGATTGTTGCGCAACGTGATGCTCTAGAAGCCTCTTTACATAAAGAACTTATCGGCGGTGGTTTTGCTCGTTCTAAGTACATTCAAGACAACATTGCAGTACCTGTGGACATGGTTCAGGCAACCTTTGGTCATCACTTCAAAATCGAAGAAGGCAAGGTGGTTGCATATGATCCGAACGGCGAAAAGATTTATTCACGTGTCCGCCCGGGTGAACTTGCAAATGTTGATGAAGCTTTAGAGTCATTGGTTGGTGGATACCAGCATAAAGACTTAATTCTTAAAGGTGGTAAAGGAACTGGTGGCGGTTTTCAAGGTGGGGGCAAAGGTGGAGCACCTACTGGAATGAAACGCAGTGAAATGTCTGTTTCTCAGAAAGCAGATTACATCAAAGAACATGGCAATGATGCCTTCCTAAAACTACCGAACTAATCATTAAATATTTGGAGATAAGTAGTTATGACTACGACAGTTAATTCAGACATGATCATCTATAATCAATTGGCTCAAACTGCTTATTTAGAGCGTTTGCAAGATAATTTGAATGTATTTAACCAAGCCTCTAATGGTGCAATTGTTTATCGCAATGAGATCATTGAAGGTGATTTCAATAAAGAAGCATTCTACAAAGTGGGCGGTAGCATCAAACATCGTGATGTGAATTCAACCGCCAAAGTAGTTCCAGAGAAAATTGGTTCTGGTGAGTCTGTAGGCGTAAAAGTCCCATATAAATATGGTCCTTATGCATCAACTGAAGAGGCATTTAAGCGCCGTGCTCGTACACCAGAAGAATTTGCTATGGTTGTTGGTTACGATCTTGCAGATGCATTGGTTGCAGGCCGATTAGAGTACAGTTTAGCTTCTTTAAAAGCTGCTATTTCTAGCAATCCAGACATGGTTGCAAAAGGTAGTATCGTTGTTGATGGCCGCAAAGCATTGACTCGTGGTATGCGAAAGTTTGGTGATAAGTTTGGCCGCATTGGCTTATGGGTGATGAACTCAGATACATATTTCGATATTGTCGATGATGCAATCACTAAGCAAATTTATGGTGAATCTGAAATCGTTATCTACGGTGGTTTACCGGGAACCTTAGGAAAGCCGGTCTTGGTGACGGACGCTGTAGGTGATAACGATGCTTTTGGTTTGCAGTATGGCGCTGTCACTGTAACTGAATCACAAGTACCGGGCTTCCGAGCTTATGACATCAATGATGAAGAAAACTTAGCAATCGGTATGCGTGCTGAAGGTGCATTTAACTTAGATATTCTTGGTTATAGTTGGGATACATCGAAAGGTGAAAATCCTGACCTTACATTACTTGGTTCAAGCGCTAACTGGATCAAATATGCAACCAGCAACAAAATGACAGCAGGTACCTTACTTGATTTATCGGGTACAGCGACAACTGGTTAAAACCTAAAAATTAAAACCTAAGGGGGCTAATAAGCCCTCTTTTTTATTATTAAGAGAAAAGCGCCATGAAGATTATCTATACACGCATTGCAGCAGCGGCTGCATTAGAGACAGGCATTATTGCTAACCCTGACTATTATGAAAACCCAAATTTGAAAGCAAAAGAGGTAATTATTTACGGTAATTATCCAAAGATTCAAAAGGATTATGAATCTTTGGAAGTTCCAGTTGAAGTTCGTAAGTTGGAAGTGCCACAAAAAACGACTTTGGCCACAGTAAATGTCGCAGTGGGAATTACCCCTGAACTTCAAGCTGTGATGGATGATGCAAAAGCTGAATGTGAAAAGGTAGTTGAAGAAAACACTCAGCTTAAGCAGAAAATTGCCATCTTAGAGCAGGCCGGTGGTAACCAGTCAGAGTTGTTATCTGAAAATTCACGATTAAAAGATGCAGCAGTCTTAGCAGATAAAGCTCTCAAAGATGCTGAAGCTCAAGTGGTCGGTATAAAAACTGAATTTGAAGCTTTTAAAAATGATATTCCTGCAATGCAGGCACGTATTGCTGAATTGGAAGCTGGAAAAGCGGCAGAAAACCCAGCTACAGAAACGGCAGCTAATGATTTTGAAAACTGGTCAAATGATCAATTAAAAGAGTATTTGGCTAGTAAAAACATTGGTTACAAGCCGTCTGCAACAAAAGCAGAACTTCTTAAATTAATCCCGAAGGAATAATGCAATGAGCTTTATTACTGTAGATGACGCAAATTCAATTTTGGGCAGCGATTTTGCACCAGACAGTGATAAGGCTCGTCTGGTGAAGCTGGCAAATGTGTGGATGAAAAACAGAATTGGTTTTGTACCAGATCCAATTGATCCACTTCTTAAGGACGCGGCTTGTGAAATTATCAAAGGAATTCTGGCCAAAGTAATTTATAACGGCAAAGAGCAGCAGTTGAAGCGTAAGAAAGTTAAGGCTGATTCTGTTGAGTCAGAAAAAGAATTTCAAGACGGATCTGAAGCAATCTCTAGCTTTGAACAGATAGCAATTGATTTTATTGATTCACTTGATTTGAAAGATCCAAATGCAAGTTTTAATGGCTTTGGCATACCACTTTACAGGGCATGATATGGGCTTACGTGACGAAATTCAGGCAGACATTGCTGAAGCATTTAATGATGATTTAGCAGATGCCATTCATACCTTTACATGTGAGCGGATCTCTAAAACGAATTGGGATCCTAAAACTGAAACTTATGTTGAAGTTAAAGAAAACTATTCTGGCCGTGGCGTTCTGTTTGGCTCATACAGTCAATATGAGATCCAAACACTTGGAGTACTGGCCACGGATAAAAAGGCTACAGTGCTGCAGAATGAAGTTACCAAAGAGCCAAAGATTGATGATGAGTGGTTAACAGCCTTAGGCTCATTCCGGGTAATTCATATTCAACAGGATCCAGCTTCTACTATTTGGAAATGTCAGTTGAGGAAGGTTTAAATACTTGATCTAATATCCTTCTAAAATAGGGGGATATATGCTTAAAAAGTCATTACATGATCAAATTAAAATAATTGGATTTTGGACCGTTGGTGGAGTTTTTTGGTATTTAGTTATAGCTTTTTTTCTTAAAAGTAAATATCCAATTTTTGATTATAGCTTTAATCTAGAAATTGCATACGACGTCATAAAAGATGCTTTAACTCTTGCAGCAAGCTTTTTAGCTCCAGTTGCAGCATTTGTTCTGTTTAGCGATTGGAGAGTTCAACATAAAGCTCTAAAAAATGAAAAGTTAAGTGAAGATATCTTAAGAATCCTTAACACGGAATTATTATCCTTTTATAATTTTAATCCTCGATCAAAATCAGATGTTGAAGATTTTAATAATCATCAAATGCAATTTCATAGGAACGTTGCAAATATTTATGTGATGTTAGATGAAATTGATGCAAATGAAGTGCAGGCAAACCACTTCATTGAAAATATTAAAAAAATAGAGGTTGATCTAGATGGTTTATACATGAGTATTTTTAAACAAATTGAAATTGTTATTGAACATGATGCGATTTCTGATTTTCTAGATACTCATTCAATGCGTAAAAAAGAAATATTATTAAAAAAATTAAAAAAATTTGAAAATATAAATGAAACCCATTATGAAAATTTAATTAAAGTAATTTCACAATTGAAACCTTTAAAAGTTTAGTTACAAACCCACTTCGGTGGGTTTTTTATTGGAGTAATTATGACTTGGAGTGCACATGAGGTCTATGACAGCTTTCAGGTTATACCTGATAATGATTTAAAACCTCATTCATTTTTTTACTGCGAATGCCATCCCGAATATGTGGATGGCATTTTTATTCATAACTCATTTTATGGTAGAGAAGCGACTTAAACTCCTTTACCTAGTTAATAGGTTAACCATGGTTAATTCTGATTATGTTCCTGAATGGTATATCTTGCCATTCCAACATGTGCAGTACACGCTCGCTCGAAATCAACTACACATGGATTTGTTATTTGAAGATATGGATAAGGCTGATCAATTTTTGGATATGGGAGCGGATGCACAGGTTAGTACTTTTTCTGATGGTGCATATGCAATCGTCCAAATTGGTGATACGGCGGATAAAGACCGAATTCAAGTTTATGGATTGCTTTTACATGAAGCTGTTCATGTCTGGCAAAAGATTAAAAAGCTCATGGGTGAACGAGAACCGAGCTCTGAGTTTGAAGCTTATTCAATTCAGGCGATCGCTCAAGACCTTTTTAAAATGTATGAAGAAAGCGAGGTGAATGATGGGATGGAAGGGGAAAAAGCCAACTGAATTTAGTTTTGATGTGGCTAAAACAGCAGAAGACCATGTAAAGAATATTGTCATGGATACCGTGCAATCCTTAGTTAATTTAAGTCCCGTCGATACTGGTGCATACCGTGCTTCACATATTGTCTCGATTAGATCTGCTGATTTAGGCGTGCGTGAACCTGAAACAAACCCTGTTAACGATGCAGCAATTCAAGCTGTAAAGATTAAATTGGGCAATTTGGTCTACATTCAGAATAACCAACCTTATGCTGAACGTTTAGAAAACGGCTGGTCTGATCAAGCACCACAAGGTATTTATGGTCTCACGTTTAACTTTATTTCTCAAAAGTACGGTGGCTAAAATGACAATGACTTTAGAGCAGACAAGGCAAGCTATTATTGATCGCATGCAAAGCTTTACAGGTATTACGCAAGACAGAATCCAGTATCCAAATTTACCAGGCTTTAATGTACCTAAAGATGGTGTTTGGTGCCGCTTAACGATTGCAGGTGGTCCCAGTTTTACTTCTGGCATTGCAGATAAGCCATGTACTCGCCGTACCGGTAATATCATGATTCAATGCTTTGCACGTCCCAATTCAGGAATAATTGAAATCACAAAATTGAGTGATGCATTACTTGCTCATTTTGAATATTTCACAATCGAACACTTAGAATGTTTGAATGGCCAATCTATTTATGCGGGTAAAGATGCTGACTTCATTCAATACAATGTATCAATAAGTTTTTTAGTTAACTAAAGCACATAACAAACCAATCTTTCACTACCACCTCATCGGTGGTTTTTTTATGTCTATAGGAATCACTTATGAGCAATTTTGTTTTTAAGCGTGGTGACACATTCAACTTGAATTTGCAGCTGGTTGATATGGATGAAACCCTGCAGTATCCACCGGATGATGTTCGTCGTGCAATTGATCTTACAGGTTATACCTTCACTTCACAGGTTAAAGCTCTGGCTGATGGCGCTGCTGTGGCTACCTTGACTTGCGCAGCATTAAACCAGAGCACACAGAAGGGATGGCTTAACGTTAAATCAGGTGCAAGTACAGCAGCTTGGCCTTTAGGTCTGTGCCAGATGGATATTAAGGCTGTCGTGAATGGAGTTACCCAGCATACAGATACTTTGATTTTCCAAGTGATTGATGGGGTAACAGCATAATGGCAAATCTTGTTTTTAAATTTAGTTGGGATCATCGGCCATTCCCGTATAACTCGGCTCAGGGAAAACGGCAATTCATGCTGCCATTCGCTTCAGGTATTCCTAATCTGGCACCAAACTTTTCGCAGGTCCAAGGTACTGCTGCAGTCTCTCAAGGTGGTACTGGGGCGACAACTGCACTAGATGCTCGAAATAATCTCGGAGCAGCAGAAAAAGGGGTGAATAGTGACATTACAGAGCTAAAAGGATTAACCAAGGCTATTGCAATTTCTCAAGGTGGTACCGGTGCAACAACTCCATCCGATGCTCGAACTAACTTAGGGCTTGGTAGTGCCGCAACTAGAAATGTTGGTACTACAGCTGGTAATTTGATAGAAGTTGGCAGCTTTGGAATTGGTGGAGTAGGCCAAACTTTTGAAAGAAAAATGATTACGGGAGTAAACCTAGATTCTGTCGTTAGCTATGTATTGTTATTTCCTTATTCTGTCAGCAGCTCACCCAATCGAAACATGTTTGGTGAGCTAGTGTTTTCGAGGGGTGATTCAGGCTCAGCAAATCAACATTCGAGAACTTTAGTATCAATTCAGCAAGCATATGATCGTGTTACAGCTCGGCTTATTAGTATTGGTGTAACAACTCATATTTCAGGTATGGCTGTAGTTAAATATCAAAATGTAGACTATGTTGCCATTCGAAGAACAGCAAGTTCTTCAACATCGGCATTTAGATATTTTTCCGGTATTTCCAATATTACATCTGATAATTATTTAGTTACTGTTCATACAGATGACGTTGTTATTGTCAGTGAGATACCTGTTGTAATTGAGCAGCTAAGAACATCTGCGAATACTTCTGTGGATTCCAACGGTTTCATAAAAGCAGCATCACCAGTAGTTAAGCTATTTAACGACCATATCGAGCTCAATAATGATGCAAAAAAACAGCCGATTGAATTTAAGAGAATTGATGTTGGTGATTATTTACTAGAAGGTTCTTTAGGCTTTGCTCAGGAAGGCTGGTATATCGAAGTACCGAAAGATGCAAGCGGCAACACAATCGTCGCAGTAGTGTATGACACCCTAGAAAATGGTGACATCTCAATTAAAACTTACAAGCGTAAGTTTGATTTTGAACTTGCTGCTGTTGTGGCAGATCACGAGAACCCAATGGACATTCCAGAAGGCCGCTGGATTGATATCCGTCTGCATGAAGAACCTGAACCAGAACCTGAGGTTGAAGAAACTTTGACTGAAACACCAGTGGATTTCCAGCCGACTAACTTATCTCAGGCAGTTGCTGCAGCAATGAATGGCGTGGAACCCCCAGAAATCTCAGACACAGACGAAACACTTTAATAACCCGCTTAAAAAGCGGGTTTTTTATTGCCTAAATTTTGGAGAACCATAAATGAGTTCAGGTGCAAAAATTCGATTATATGCTTGTGAAGAAGCTGTTTTAGGAACTACTCCGGCAAATCCGGTCTGGTATACCGTTCGCCGTGTTACTGATAGTTTGACCGAAAATGTTACTACTGAAGATAGCAGTGAAGTAGTTGATTCACGTTTTCGCCAAGGTGCTGTAGTAACGGAAGCTGAAGTAACTGGTCAGTTAGAATTTGAATTATCGCTAGGTACCTTTGATTTATTCTTAAATGTTCTCGCTTTCAATAACTGGGCTGCAAATGCTTTAAGTTTTGGTGGTGGAGTCCGTAAGTCTCTTACCTTGGTAAAAGTCTTTGAAGATATTGGTCAAGTCTTTATTTATCGTGGTATTCAAGTGAATACAGGTGAAATGACAATCCAGACCACGGGGAAAATCACTGGTAACTTTGGTTTAGTCGGTAGCTCATTTACACGACAGCAGGTCAATCCTGTTACCAATCCTATTCCAGCATCGACTCGCCCACTGGTGAGTATGCCAAACGTTGAAAAACTACTTATTAATGGTCAATCAATTCAGGGTAAAGCTTGTCTGCAGACACTTACCATCAACTTTAGTAATAATCTGGAAGCGATCCGTTGTATCGGATCTGGTAAATACACTCCAGAGTTTTATTTAGAGAAGATGATGGATATCGAAGCGAATGCTTCATTCATGTTCTCGGCCACAGCTGCTGGTTGGATTGATGCAATCAAAACCCGTGATGTGTTTACACTGACCTTCGACATCAGAGACAGCAAAGGAAGTAAATATTCGTTCAACTTCCCGCAATTGGAAGTCATGGAAGCCAATCACCCGGATGGTGGTGGTGATGACATCATTACTGTAGATATCAACTTTGCCCAAGTTCGTACAGCGCCAACAATTGTACGTGCTCTTGTGTAATCAACTTATTCAGTAACAAAGCCTATGGAATCCCATGGGCTTTTTTATTTCTAAAATTTCAGAGGTTGTTATGGCTTTAAAAGTCGGAATTATTAAAAGCTCGGACGTATCAAAATGGTGTGAATACAAGGGGGTTGATGGCGAAGTACAGGCAGAGTTCAAAGTCCGTGGTATCGCCTATAAACCTTTTCAGGTAGCAATTGAACGAGCCGGAAATCAGATTTCATCCAAAGGCTATGATGTGATGGTCAAAGATGAAAATGCCAAGCTTTACCATGAATTGTTAATGGATGCGTGTGCTGCCCACTTAATTGAAGACTGGAAAGGTGTGGTATTTGCCGAAATCGTAGACGGTAAAACGGTTGAATCTGAAAAGCCATATACACCTGAGAATGCCTCAAAGCTTCTTAATCTTGGTGATATTGGTATTTCAATCTGGCTATTCATTAAAGAACAGGCTCAGAAGATTCAGGAAGAAGCCGACAAGGATAAGGCTTTAATTCTGGGAAAGTCATCGAGCTCTACAAATACCAAAAAACGTATGCGTCGAAAACGCCGCATGAAATCGAACAAATCAAGTTCTTAGGTGGCCGTATTCCTGATCCGCCAGAATATTCTTATGCAGCTGATTCCATTCTTTCGGCATTTAGCACTATTTGCAGATCCAGACGATATGAGCAGGGTATCCCTTTATCTTTAGATCAGCAGGCAATCAATGTCTATGCAGAGCATAATGATTTGCCAGTGGCTGCTCATATTTTTAATGACTGTATTTTTGCGTTGGATAATTTGTTTTTGGAGGAGTGCCATAAGAAGGCGACGCAACGAGCGACGAAGACTTAAATGCTGACGTGCGATACTTAACTGTGAACAAGCGACGGGATGTAACGCGATTGATGTAACATAATACGGTCAAGTGGTTGACATTGACTAGGCGATTCTGTATTGACAGGAATGTCATTATCAAATATTCTATCAATGTAGTCGCAGCGCGGTATAAATACACCACGCCTAGATTGAGGTACGATAAACACTGCGATAATCGTAAACGTATTGTAAATACGTTGCCTCTAGGTGCCGCACCGAATTCTAGCCTCTAAGTTTCTTAGGGGCTTTTTAATGCTTGATAATAAAATATGCGAACATTTATATACTTGGATGAAAGTGGTGATTTAGGTTGGAATATGGAAAAGCCTTATCAAAAGGGTGGTTCCAGTCGAATGCTTACGTTAGCAGCAATCTGTTTGCCTGAGAATAAGGTTAAGTATGTTCAGCGTATTGTAAGAGCATTATATGAAAAAAGAAAAAGACCTTTAAAAAATGAATTAAAATCAGTTGATTTGAATCTAAAAGATAAAGAAATATTCGTCAAATTGACTGCGAAACTTATCAAAGACCATCCAGATATACAACTTCGCTCAATTACAGCAAATAAAGAATTTGTTAATGCAAGATTCAAGAACGACCCAAATGCTTTCTATAATTATATGGTGAAACTTTTACTTCTTGGGACTATCTGCAAGCATAAATATGTAGATTTTATGCCTGACAGAAGAAGTGAGCGGGTTTCGTTGAAATGGAATATGGGTGAGTATTTAAAACAGATGGTTTTAGAGTGTGGCATTGAAAACCAAATTGTTAACCAGTCATGCAATATTATGCCAATGGATAGCTCAAAGTGCCTTGAGCTACAATTTATAGACTTCTATGCAGGTTTAGTCTGGTCGGCATATGAATTTAAAGACATGACTGCAAGAAAATTCATGGCAGAAAACCGAAATACCAACCATAAGCTTTTCTTTCCAAAAGAAGACAAAGTGGATAACATTGTTGATGAAGCTGTCTAAACCACCAGAAGATGGTTTTTTATTGCGCCATTATTAACCACTTGTTAAATTACCCTCAAATATGAGGGTGTTTTTATGTAGAGAAAAGCCCCGAAGGGCTTTTTTGTTAGAAGACTACCAACCACCAGAAATTCGCAAAGCACCAGCTAGCATTCCCGATTCCATCAATGGATGAAACCAACGGTCGCTATAATGTTGATTGCCTGTTGTGTAGCTTATGGTTTTTAAATCATCACTAATGATTTTTCTATTAAGTGGCCCTCTTAAATCCATTGCCCGAGTAAGTTTTAGAACTGCAATATTAGTTTTAAAAGCATATTCAGCTAAGTAGTGTCCTTGCTCGTTGTTAAGCATATGTACTGCTCGATAGATTCGACTAGTCGCAAAGTTTTGGGAAATAATTGCATCAATTAGGTTCTTGAGCAGCTTAAATTGATCTTCATCAAATAAAGAACCTTGTTTTTCAGCCTTGCTGTACATAGCAATTAAGTGGTGAACATACTCCACAGCCACAGGTATTACATCGTATGGAATTTCATCAATATGCTGAACATTGAAACGCTGATGAACTAATTTATAAGCATCGCTGTAATTCAAATGCTTAGTTTTAGCTACAAGAAGATTTACAGCATTGGTTAGGGGTTCACGTTCTGATTTGTGGGTTTTGGCTAAAATCTCTTTACGGACAAAATAGCAATCCTCAAGTTGCTCGAAAACTTCCCATGCTTGGTCTGTGTCTAACATCTTGGCATGACGTGCAGCACCGCGTTCTGTCCATAAGATAAGGGATCGAGTTTTATTTGAAATTGCAGGGAAATTTGCAAGTGACTTTAAGTCACCTACAAATTTTTTCAATTCTTCACCAATAATTTTGAAGAAGTGTTTACCTTCTACAAACCGCTCTTTATTTCGAGAATAGTTTTGTTTGATGTTGTCTGTATCGGTTCCATAGAAATCAGCAAGCATTGCTGTAGTAACAACTGGAACAGATTTGAAGTTAACAATTGATATTTTGGTATCGTTGATTTGTGCTATATTAGACATGTCTTAAATCTCCATTGGTTTAGACATAAACCCCTTGCCTGATTTCGACGTCTGCAAGGGGTTTTCTTTTTCATGGCTTTTAGCCTTGATGAAGTCATCTTATTTAATATCTTTTATTGTGTCAATTCTTTTTGTTGTGCTAACACAAAAAATAGTAATTATCTTTTATTGTGCTACAATATTCTAAAATTTAACTTGTGGTGCAGCAATGGAAGTAAAGAATAATGTTGCTTGTTTGCGTGAAAAAGCAGGCTTAACGGTTTATGAGCTATCAAAGCGGTGTGGTTTTGTTAGTGGTAGCAGAGTTCTATCAAACTATGTGACAAGAGCCGAGCAGGGACATTCTGTCAAGATCGATACAGCCTTACTTATATATAAAGAACTCAAAAAAGTAGGTGTATGTAAAAATTTTGAGGATGTATTTTGGCTTGACCACATGGACTAGTAGAGAATCTTCCTTTTTAAGTTCTTGATGACATTATTTTGTCCATTTGTTAAATTGTGTGAGATTAATAACAAATGGATTACATTATGAAAAAGATTTTATTAGCGGGATTTCTTGGATTGGGCTTAGCGGGGTGTGCGACAACTCCCCAACAACCCTCAGAGCCTGTAAAATTTGAAAAGGTTTATCAAATTGATGGATTAAACCAAGCACAGATTTATGATGGCGCTAGACAATGGTTCGCTGTAGCTTTTGCTTCTGCTAACGCAGTAATTCAATATGAAGATAAGGCATCAGGCACTATCATTGGAAAGGGCAATATGCGATATCCTTGTTCGGGCATGGAGTGCTTGGCAATGACAGGAAACGAACGTGTTGATTTTACTGTAAGAGTGGACACTAAGGATGGGAAAATGCGCGTGGGTTATGATGGTTTAACCTATAGCGCTCCATCGCACATGAGTGCTGGAATAATGATGCCTGCACAAAATTACCCTATAACTGAAAGTAGGAAGTCCACACCACTGATTATTAGTAAGATTAATACTCTATCGGATGATATGGCTGAAAAGATTAAAACTCAGCAGAAAGTAAATTCGAATTGGTAATTAAAGAAGAGATACAGCATGAGCACACCACAATATCAAACAATGAAAGAAAGTGAAGTTTGCAATGCCATCGGATGGGGGTTAATTGTTCTAGGTATTATATCTGGATTTATTTTTATACTTGTGTTTGGCCGAGTTGAAGTTCCAAGAACTTATTATGGCACCGAGACCGTATGGTCAGGAATCATGGTTATTACAGGTATCGGGATAATCTTAAATGGATTCTTAGTGGGCTATCTGTTCCAAAAGGTTGCCAGCATATTGAGATATCACGAGAACAAGAGCGCATCTTAAGCAAAAACACTAACCCAAAAATCAACCTTAACAACCCACTCATTGAGTGGGCTTTTTATTGCCTAGAGGAAAGTAAGATGGCACAAGAATCACGTCTCGTCATTGTAATTGATGCAAAAAATGCAGAACGAAATGCGCGCAATCTAGGCAATGAACTGGATAGTATTGAGCGTAAAGGTGAGTTTGCATCTAAGTCTATGGACAACTTATCTGTAGCTACGCGAGCACTAGCTGGGTATATGGCTGGGCTAGTAACAGTAAGTTCTGCCATTTCAAAGATGGATACATATACTGGACTACAAAACCGTCTTAAGTTGGTCACTAATAATCAAGTTGAACTAAATAAAGCAACGGAAGACACTTTCCGAATTGCTCAAAAAACCTATTCGGCTTGGGATTCTGTGTTACAGGTCTACCAGCGTTTTAGTGATAATGCCAAAACTTTAAACCTCACAATGGATGACACAGCACGTTTAACTGAAACAGTTTCTAAAGCTGTAGCAATTAGTGGTGCAAGTGCAGAAGCAGCTGATGCAGCTTTAGTACAATTCGGGCAGGCTTTGGCAAGCGGTACATTACGTGGTGAAGAACTCAACTCAGTTATGGAACAAACACCAGCTCTAGCAAAGGCTATTGCTCAAGGCATGGGGATCACCGTAGGAGAGTTGCGTTCAGTAGCAGCTGAAGGAAAAATTACTTCACAAGAAATTGTAAAAGCG